GTACTGCATAGTTATGACCTTGATTGGCTTTGATTGCAACGTCATACCAGTCGGGTAAACTGCCACGTTGTACCCAAACTATCTGTCCGCCTGCATTTCGTATGCTAGATATTTCGTTAGGAAAACGGCAATCGCTGATCACTACATTGTCTTTGCTGTTACGGAGTTTATTTTCTAAGCTGGCAATCCAAATATCATCATGGAATGCTTTGCGGCATACTTCAGTGCCCCAGTATTGTAGTACCCATCTAGGAGTAAGTGTAGGCATTGCTAATCGTTCTGCCCACCACGGATCTACCTGTTCACGCCATTCGCGAGCTTCTTTGGTTCTACCCTCCAGTAGTGTCCGGTCCCATCCAAACACTGCGCTTACAGCGTCTTTAAGAGTCGAGGCAAAACTTTCCCTCCGAAACTCGTGAAAGTTAACTAGGTAATCAGCAACGGTATCTTTACCACTGCCTATAAATCCGCAAATTCCAATAATCATAATAGTCTCCGATAAGACTATTATACTAAACTAATCTAGTAAGGTCAACCTATTATGAACGAATAGCCTTGTCCGCCCGGTACTAGTTTCATTAGATCGTCTGTGAGTTTTTCAATTTCTGCTTGGGCTTCGGTTTTCATTGCGGCACCATTTAATGCGCTGCCACCTTGTGGGCCTGCAATTTGAGCAAACTTCTCACGAGCCTGTCCTAACATCATTTTGCAGTTGGCTAAACTATAGTCCTTGACCCACTGTCCTGCATAGACATCGTTGATGATTGCAAAGTCAGGTTTAGTATTATAAACCCAAAGCATGATTTCTTCCTCGCCTCGAGGACGTTGCATGATAGTCAGTTTGTGACTTTGTGGATTCCAGTTGAAGTTGATAAAACTTCCAAACATCTTGCCAACTAGCTCTTGATACTGAGCAAACAGTTCATAGGTTAATAGGCCGCCCATGTTTGTACTGCTTAACAGATAAGTGTTTGTATACGCTAAATTGAACGGTTCAAACACTGTGCCGCCCTGGCCGTTGCCGCTACGTGATCCAACACTTCTACGATATAGCTGTCTTACCTGCTGAATTTCTTTGGGTAAAATATATTCGTTTTGATCCTGTAACAGAGTTAAAAATGCATAACTCTCTTCTACAGAATTATCACTGCGTTGCCGGAAAACTGCCAAACTTCTATTTAGGGCAGTCTCGTAGTGAATAGGGTCTAGCTCAATGTCAATCATGCCATCGCCCAGCATGGCTTTACAGTAGTCGTAGACGTCTTTTTTAGCTTGATCTATTTGGTTCATACTGTTATTTATCGTAGCGGTAAATATATAACTATGCCACGACTAAGCCTCTACCGCCCAGAAAAGGGCAATGATTATAAATTTATAGACCGCAGTATTTGGGAAATGTTCCAGGTTGGCGGCACCGATGTGCTGGTTCACAGATATCTAGGTCCCGGAGCAGCTACGCAAGGAAACACTCCTAGCACTCCTACTTACGATACAACGAATCCCACACAAATACAAGATCTGTTATTTTTAGAAAACCGTGATCGTAAATACGATCCGGATGTGTATGTCATGCGTGGCGTGTATAACATGCAGGACATTGACTTTAATCTAAGTCAATTTGGTTTATTTTTACAAAACGATACTCTGTTTATGACCTTCCACATTAATGATACTGTGGAAAAGTTAGGCCGTAAAATCATGGCTGGTGATGTACTAGAATTACCACACCTAAAAGACGAACACGCTCTTAATGATTTGCAATTTGCTCTTAAACGTTTTTATGTTATCGAAGAAGTTAGTCGAGCAGCTGAAGGTTTTTCAGTAACTTGGTATCCGCATTTATATCGTGCTAAATGCAAGCCATTGGTCGACAGTCAAGAATTTAAACAGATACTTGACGCTGTACAAACCGATGCAGAAGGCAATGAAACTAATACAAGTCTGCGTGACATCATGTCTACGTATGAAAAAGAAATGCAGATTACTGCCGGAGTTCTTGACCAGGCAGAAGCTGATGCTCCTAAGAGCGGATACGATACTACCAAGTTTTACCATTTGCAGAAAGGTCCAGATGGACAGGCTCAGTTGCTGTCTGCAGAGTTAGAAAATATTCATATTACCAATGATCAACCACAGGCTACAGATGAGAACGGTGCTCCACTGTTTGATACCGAAGGCAATCCTGTATACGCAGGCGTTACCGCTGATCAAACTTATCGGTCAATTGAACGCCCGGGTTATGGAACACTTAATGGCGGAACCGACAGTTGGCTAGATGATGCATTGCCGGCCAATGGTGCTAGGTTTACCTCTGGCATTGCATTTCCAAACAATCCGCAAGAAGGACAATTTGCTCTGCGTACAGATTATCTACCAACAAGATTGTTTAGATACAGCGGCACAAGATGGATTAAAATTGAGGACAATGTACGTATGACCATGAACAACCTAGGTGAAAGTGACGTTGGTTCAGGTGATAGATTTGCTGGCAAAGACGTTAGACAAACACAAAAAGCAGACTTTGTTAACAATACTAGGACAGCAACCATTCAAGGTAAGACAGTTAAAGAGAAGCAGAGCTTGTCAAAAGCTCTTAGACCAGAGGCAGACGAATAATGGATTTCTTTTACGACGGACAGATACGCCGCTATGTTACACAGTTCATGCGAGTGTTTATTGGGTTTAAATATCAAGCAGGTGACGGTGACGAGCGACTAGTTCCAGTTATGTATGGTGACCTTAGCAAACAGGTGGCTAGTATTATCAAAGATAACAGTGAAAACAAAATGCCCACTGTGCCTAGAATTGCCTGCTATATTACAGGATTAGACTTAGATACTAGTAGACTAGCGGACTCAACGTTTGTTAGTAAGATGCAGGTAAGAGAACGTACCTACGAAGATGTTAATGGCCAACGTGTTTATGGTAACGAACAAGGTGCTGGATATACTGTTGAACGCTTGATGCCTACACCTTTCAAGTTAAGAGTTAAAGCAGACATATGGACATCAAACACAGATCAAAAATTACAACTACTAGAACAAATATTAATTTTGTTTAATCCAAGTCTAGAAGTTCAGACCACAGACAACTATATTGATTGGACCAGTCTCAGCGTGATCTATCTCAGTAGTACTAGCTTTAGTTCTAGAACTATTCCTCAAGGTGGTTCTGAAGATATCGATGTTGCCAGTTTAGAATTTGAAATGCCAATCTATATCACACCACCTGCCAAGGTCAAGAAGCTGGGAGTTGTCCGTGCTGTGGTACAGAATATGTTTAACAACACAGGCGATGCTGTTAATATCAATAATTTAATCTACAACGAGGGCGACATTCAAAACACAGTTGAATACAAACGCTACGGTATTGTCATGCTCAAAGGCGACAATGGTGTTGCTGGAGATTATTATATTACTATTGTTGATTCAGGACAGGCAGTTATTGATGCAGGATTAGATTTGCCTCCAGAGAAGATTGGCAAAAAATTAGATTGGCAACTGGTATTAGATCAGTACGGCGGTTATAAGGCAGGTGTTAGTCGCATTACTTTTAAAACTCCGCGCGGTGACATCGTTGGAACAATAACTGTGAATCCTATTGATCCAACAATATTAGTGGCCAGTTTAGATATGGACACAGTTCCTGGAAACACAGAGTTAACTACTGGAACATATCCGGACGGTACTGTTTATAACAGCATCAGGTCAACTAGCAAAGGAACAATGGATGCAATCATTAATCCTTTTAATTTTAATCCATTGACAACTTATGGAACTAAAGCAAATTATCCGGCAGGTCTAAGATATTTAATGTTAGATGATTTAAATTTGTTCCTAGCTCCTAAATTAGCTCCTAGTATTGCTACAAATATCATAGACACTGATATAGATTTTTATAGAATAACTAGACCCAATCAAAGAGAAAAAGCTAGTGCTACTAATCTGCCTAGAAGTTATGCTAACGTTTTTGAAACCAAAGTATTTGTCAACGGAGTTTCTGTAGCATTTACCGTGGTAGAAGATGGCGGAAAGTTTCAAACATTTGGCGGTCAAAGCTATAGAACAGAATCTGGAAAATATAAAATACGTCTAAATGAATTTCCTCCATTACAAGACGCGGAGGGAAATGCCAGTGTCGTTAAATATGTTATAGAACGTTATACCTATCCAGATTGGTATACAGAAGGTGACGATCCAGATACCGAAACTGTTGAAACCGATGTGTACCTGCCGGGCAAACCCGAACGTAGCAGTGGTCCAGAGGCGTGGAAAAATCTAGACGGGTCAGACACTCATATCAAAGCCAACAGCATTATAGAATGGAACGGTAGTCGATGGGTTCCAGTATTTGATCCTGATGAGATTGCCACAAACGTATTCATAACCAATTTACGAACCGGCATACAATACAAGTGGGATGGAGTACAGTGGTTAAAATCTTTCGAAGGTGAGTACCTGCCAGGTTCTTGGAGATTGACCTTAAATCCTTGATAAGTATTGGATGCAACAACGTGCAGGTTTATTATTTTTAGCTAAAACTACAGGAAGAATTCTGCTTATTCTGCAGGATGAAAAATGGACTGTGCCTACATTTTCTAGGAAAGACAGTTTGCTAGAAGATGCTAAAGATTTATTATCCAAATATCATTCTGGTAGGATTTTACCTATTGAGCTTTATCTTAGCGAGGACCGAGGATTTGAATACGGGACTTATGTTTGCTTGGTTGACTGTGAATTCTTAACATCAGTAGATTCAACCATAGCATGGTGTAATTTAGATTTCTTGCCTAAACAGCTACACAACGGATTAAAAGCAACATTAAATAATCAACTGATACGCACAAAAATAGACACAATCATGGAGTTAGAAAATGCTGCCAACTATTGAACACAGCGAACGTTTTAAAACAGAGTATAATAATTTTAAAACTAGAATTAATGATATAACTGACAACGATCGTCTAAGGTCAGAATTAACAGATAAACTAAACGATCTTCTTAAAGAAGTAAGATATGTAGATAGTCAACATATGGACATCCTAATGGCCAAACAGTTGACCAACATTGTAGAAGATACGAGATCTAGAATGCTTGAACTAAGACAGGCAATAGATAGAAGTTTATCTAATTACGAAAAATCTAAACAAGCTATCAAAGGCTAACAATATTTTTAACGGTAATTGCTCCTACCATAACTGGGTGCAATGTACACTGATATCTATAGCCTCCAGAGATGCTAGCAGGAACTTTCCAGTATAGTGTTCCATTAACCTGCCCTTGAGCATTTGATCCAGAACTAACAGTGCCGCTACTAGACACATGCACCAATCCCGTATTATAGTTTGTACCGGTACCGTCTTGAATAGCAAACGGGTGACCTGCACATTGTAATTTAAATGCAATAGTTAGGCCGCCAATAGCATATATAGTCGGATTGCTGCCTGAATACTGATCAAACAGATACGAAACTGCTCCAGAATTGGTAACTACCAATGTAGTGATTGCTGGTAGATAGACTTGATCAAAGGCTAGATTGGCCGTTGTTACTTCTGTCAGTGCAGAGAATGTTGATGTTCCGCCTGTACTAGAAATAGTAATTGTATCAGTACTAGCATTAGTGGTAATTGTGGTATTACCAGCACCAACTAATGTTAATGTATCAGTGTCACTATCTGCAACAACATTACTTTGTCCTGCTACAGCAATAGTGGCAAAACTATTACTAGAGCCTCCACCTCCCGATGCAGTTGAATTAATAGTTATAGAATCAGTCTGAGCATCTGTTATGATAGTAACATTTGATCCTGCAATTAACGACAATGTATCTGTAGCATTGTCTGCAACAACATTACTTTGTCCTGCCACGGCAATTGTGGTAAAACTATTTGTTGGAGTAAGTGTAACTTGCGAAGTTGACCCTACTACATTCCAAACAGTTCCTGTATAAATCCAAGTAGAACCGCCCGATGTATACGTGTCGTTGGTATTTGGCGATGATGGAAAATTAATTGGCATAGTATATCCTGTTTATTTGTTAGGCAAATCTATAGATGGCAACGGTATTTGCATCTGTTTCTAGAGTATATGGATCGGGAGGGGTTATCATGGTGTTTGTTCCATATCTATTTGTATTACTAATTCTCACAGTATGATAGTCTACGTAGGTTAAGCCGTCATAAAAACTATTTGCATAGGCTGCGGGGGGTGCAATAAAATTAATTGTATTCCAGCTAGTTCTAGAAGTAATGTTTATTGCCTGGTCTAGTCCTGTGGCATTTCTATAACCCCATTTTACCGTGTCTACATCTGTATATTGTTGTAAATGATAATATCTAGGAACCCAACTAGAATCAACAGTTATCACATGCCAGCACCAAATGTCAGTAGATGCCGTAACATCAAATCCGCCGTCCGGACGAACGTTTATACCGCCTTGATTGGTATAGGTAAAAGTTGCAGGTTTATACATTAGGCCAAGAAACTGGCTAGTTCCAGAATTAGATACACTTAGATAGGTTGCTAGGTCACTGGATCCAGAATTAAAATTATTTAATCTACCATAAAACTCAATAGTGCAATTTGCAGTTATGCTACTAGGCAATGTTAATGTTAATCTACCTGTGCTTTGATTAGCAGACATATATTTTCGCCAACCTGTGGTAGTAATAGAAGTATTATTAATACCACCTAAACTTGCAGAGGTGATATTTGTTCCGGTTGTATAGGTAGGTACTCCAATTTGAGAATTAGATTCTGTAATTGGAATAGTAGTACTGGCTGTTTGTATAGACATTGTGATATTTTTTTGAACTGCACTCTGATGATCGTTCAATGTCTGTAGCTGAACTTTTTTAACGCCGGTGGTAAAATTAAAAGTAGGATTGCCTGTTGTAGGTTGGTATTGGAGAGATTCTCCTGCTAGTGCTGAGGGCAAAGTAAAAGGAAGAACTCCAGTAACGCCAACGGGTTCGTTGGCTGTTAATGTAACTGCGTTGCCTTCTGCAACAGGATTAGCACTAGATGAAATGATCCAGGGTTTTCTACTGGCAATTCCACCTAACAGTCTCGATGTTAAACTACTTAATCTTGGCATGTAATTATGCTCCGTATGAACTCATGCTGCCTAATACTGTCCATGCAGAACCTGTTCTAATCAATGTAAAACTTAATATATCAATTTTGTTAACTGATACTGTAGGAGAAACTCCAGCCAACCATTTTATTGTTTGGGCGGCACCATCAATCTGCACCGCAGTAGCATAAGCGCCGGAAGCACCTTGGTTTAGAATTAAAACTATTGAAATCGCCTTGTTGTCGGCGGTTGGAACATTGGTAAAATTTGCTGTAAAATCAGCAGACATTGAACTGTGATACCAAACTGCGCCAGTTGAAAAGTCATGAACAACAGTTCCTGTTGCTCCAGTCTTGGTGTTTAAAACTTCAGATGTCTGTTGTAGAACTGTAGCACCGTTGAGTGTTATGTTTCCAGTGAATGTTGGAGCAGTAAACATTGTGGCTTTGGATTCGTTGGTAACGTTTCCTAATCCAATAGTTGCAGGGTTGATATTTAATGCGCCCACAACAACTCCGGCTACTGCTAGATCTACATAGTCTTGGGTTGCCACAAGATTACTTCTAATTCTTAGATCATTTTCGACAGTGACATCACTATTGAATACAACAGCAGGTTGAAATGTTATAGCTGACGAATCTGTAGTGTCAATGGTTGTGACATCAAAAGAAATATTTCCTATGTTCGGCTGTGGATAGGATGGTTGCATCCATTGAGTCGATGTACCATCATCGATGTAAACATATAAAAATCCAGTGTTAGTGTCTAGCCATAAATTTCCAGATTCGGGTTCATCAGGCACAGTTGAACCTACTGATACTGAAGTTTGACCTGTTCCAGATCCAGGATCAGCAACAGCAATTTCATTGCCCATGGCAAGGTGATTGTAACACCAATAGTATAACACTGCTGGCGTTGCATTAGTTACTGTGATCTGTACCGTGCGTGTATTAGCATTATCAAATGCCACACTGTTGTAAACTGCATAAGTTACAACTTCGCCGTCTAGTTTATATATTACATTAGTGGTATAGGCTGTGCCGCCACCTCGAACTCCGCTTAGATTGTCAGCGGAAAAATTTAAAGGATGTCTGTTTTGTGTAGTACCGTTAGCATTGGGGTAATAGACATTGGTGTCATTGCTTTGATCAAATACGTAGGTATAGCCGGTTACAAAATTTAATACAGGTTTGTAAATACCGTTAAAATTATATTTGTTACCTGAATCGTTTCCCTGAGGACCTGTGATAGTTGTTGTATAGGTAACTGTAGCTATTTTTGTGTTAATTACCGCTTGTTTTAAGGCTGCAGAATTGATACCGTTTAGATCATTTCTTGCTAGAATAATACCACCAGTGTCTTTACCATTGTAAAGTCTTAGGGTCTCGGCATCTCTATCGAAGAAAAGTTCTCCTCGAGATCCAAGTTTTCTATCTAAGTAGGCTCCCTCGCTAGGAGCGAACCTTACAAGGTTAAAAAGTGTATTGGTTTTTACAGTCATGGTAGCTCAATAATAAATTATCAAGTATTTACCTTATTTTTGCGATGACTTTCTACTATCTCTTTAACTAAAATTGCAGCTCTTCCCGAGTCTCCAGAAATAAACCATTGATAAAAACCTAGGTTTGTGTCTTTTTGACGATCGTCGTGTATTATAGCAATGGTCCCGTCTTCAAATTTTATACGCCATTGGCAACTGACCCTATTTAATGACCTATCTATTGCTGGATTAGCTTCTCTACCGGGGCCAAAATAGGGTCGGCCGAATATTTCTTTTAATTCGGCGTATGTAGAATATAGTCTGCCCTGCGGTGTAAAAAATCCTATAAACGGAGTTGGTTTAAAATTCATTTTTTAAAATGCTTATGGTACATTTCTTTTATGATATTTCTATTTCCCCGAAAGAACATGCTCATAAACAAGTTACGTTTTTCAAGCCAGAACTTATCACTAGCTGTCATTTCTCTGACTATCAGCTCATACTTTTTTTCTGTTAACGGTATTAGTTGGCAAAGAGGCGTACCGGCTTTGAGTAGTGTTTCTCCTTGCATCACATTCCAATATAATTGTATGTTTACTTCTGTGCTGATGGCCGGATCCAATATACCTATGCAACTTTCAAAGGTAAAATCATCGGGGTAAGCCAAGGGTATAATTAAAAATTTTACCCCTTTAGGAGCAACAATGTTCCAAGGAGTGTCTAATTTTATCACTTGATTTAGACTCCACGGACGTTTAGGTATAAATTTGTCAAGTCCAGGTTTATGTGTTCCTACTACATCTTTTCCTCTATAGGAATTCAATGCACCGGAAGGTATAGTCCAGGTAAATCGTTCTTTGCTGTCTGTTTTAATAATTAGATCGTGCCACAGCGGAACAATAAATCCGTGATTGTTTAGATCAAAAATTCCAGGACATTGAAATAAATGTGTGCTTCTAGATTTTGAAAAACGTTCTTTATTTTGAATATAGTCATTTTTAGCCGCTGTCATCCAGTCCGCTCTGCATTCGCTTGCAGAGATGATAGGAAACATTTCCGATAGGCCGGGTGCCGATGTGAAGAATTCAATTGTGTCCATGACCAAACCAATTTATTTTATTACTAATTTCAGTTGTGCCGCCCGAGCGAGACATAAATTTAGTTATGTCGTCTACATGGATCGCTATAGGTCTTAGGGTTGGCCACTCGTTGGCCATTATGTAATTAACTACAAGGTATGTATCGTAGCCAATCTGCTCTGCACTAATAGGAGCGTCGGCTAAGTCATCTCCTCCATGTTTTTTTGTTAAAACACTCATGGTTTCTACACCTTCATGTATGTGAAATACAATTAAATCTCTATCTGCCAATAGAGCATTCATCCAAATTTTTAATTTTTTTCTATCTTTCTGAAGTTTACGTGCAGTATATGGATCTTTAACTTGACGGATTTCTTGAGTCCATATAGTATACTCGCCTACATTTAATTCACCTAACATTATTTTTCTCCAAACAGTCTATTGTTATACCAATCGTCTAGGTATCTATAGTGATTTTTAAAATTAAGTTTTGCCTGTTTGACTCTATAATTTTGAACATCAATAAAATATTTTATATATTCTGTTTCATAGGGTCTATGAGGAATTTCAATATCTTTATATGCGCCACCGGCATGCAACATACTGAACCATTGAGCATTGTTGAACATTGAACTTGGCCTTAAAAACAAGAATCGTCCAGGTTGCGGATAATAAAAACTAAGAATAGTTTGTACGTCTTCAGGCAGATCTTTGATTTGTTGTTGTCTTATTTCTTGCCAGAATGGAGTATCGGCCTTGGTTGAAAAATGATAGTGTGCCCAAACAAAGGCTAAAATTTCCATAGACATTTCGTAGAAACCGCCATTTAACAAATCTCTAGTCTGATTGTTCCAAATATTTTTATTCAAATTTAACAAGTCAGCAATAGATTTAACTACGGCTGTAGTAAATGTAATACCTGTGGCTTCTAATGGCTCGACAAAGCCTGCGCTAAGTCCTACTGCTACTACATTCTTTACAGCAATCTCTTTATGGTATCCACATTTCATTTTTAAAAACTTTGCAGGGGCATCATATTCGCCTATTGCTTCACGTAGCTCTTTTTCTGCATCTTCATCAGAGATAAATTTACTGCTGTAAACATAGCCGTTGCCTATACGAGTGTAGATAGGAATTGTAAATCTCCAACCGGCTGTCATTGCAGTTGCTCGAGTATATGGAAAACATTCTTTTTCTGGGTCAGTATACTGTTTAGGCATTACTACTGCACGGTCATTTGGTAGCCATTTATCGTAGGATGTGAATGGAACTCCTAGAGTTTTTTCTAAAAGAATAGAACTAAATCCACTACAATCTATAAACAAATCTGAGGTGTAAGCTGTACCCGATTCATCAATTAGTTTTGTAATTCCATACATGTCCTTTTCAACACTCTTAATTCTAGTATCAACATGTTTGATTTTATCTCCTATGAGATTTTTAAGAGCGTCTAAAATTTCATATGCTGAAAAATGGACTGCACCAAATGCTTCTAGATTTGATCCAAAATTAACATCTAGATGTTCTACCATTTTTGGACTTAGATTAGCTTTGGCTAGTTGGTATGCTGGATGAAAATCTGTAAATTCTTTATGAGGACGTCTAATAAAATAATCGCTTGCATAGACACCTTCTGCAACGAAAGAACTTTGAATAGCATCGTTGTCAACAAAATAAGGTTCGTCATTCCAACCTACTAATTCAACTCCAAATTTAAAAGCTGCATTACTCGGCTTCATCCATTGTTGCGGATGTAGGCCGCATTGATATAAAAATTGTGCTGTTAATGGTTGTGTACCTTCTCCTACTCCTATTGGCCCAAGACTTGTATCTTCAATTAGAATAATCTCAACAGGTATTTTTACATTATTGGCTAGGTAAGCGGCTGTTAACCATCCGCTGGTTCCGCCGCCAAATATAGTGATTTTTTGTATTCTATTCATAAAATGTATAATCAAAAGAAATATTAAAAGACAAAGAAACACGAGTCTCTTTGGTTTTGTTTGGTTCTACTTTGTGCATTAACCAGCTTGGAAAGAATACTACTAGTCCTTCTTCTGGTTCAATATTTACTAGGTTAAAAAATTCCTGCGACTGATGCGGAAAACTCACTACAAATGGATTGTGATTTTTAAGAATTAACCTTCCGCAATTCTGTGGAGCCTTATGATAATAAACACCGCTGATTGTATTTGGCTGATATCCGTGTTCGTGCAATCCGATTAATTGATTATCCTCAAAGGTGTTTAGCCAGGATTGATCAATTTTAACGGAATTTTTCTTGTAAGGCTGACCGGTGCCTTCTAGATATGCGTTGGCATGTCTAACAATTTCAATTACAGTGGCCTTTAATTGATGTTTGGCTAGAATGTTAGCCTGTTTACCGGGTATGAATGTGGTATTTGCAGTATCATTATCAGGTTGCCATACATTGGCAAATTCTGAATTTGTTAACGCCAAGGCTATTTCTTGATCTATTGCTGATTTATTTGAAACAAGATCTTGATATACTGGAACGCTGAAAACTTTATCTATCACTTTCTTATCACCACAATATAAAGACCGTTCCACCACTCGTTAGGATTTTCTAAAGAATTAAGCATCATCTTTTCAAATACAATAGTTGCATTTACTTGTTGTAAGCCTGCCTGTGCGCCTTCCACAACTGGTTTCCAATTTGCATCATCGAAGATGATAATACATTCATCTGCTAGCACAGGATAGTAGTGTAGCACGGCACGTTTTGTACTTTCAAAGTCGTGAGGACCGTCATAGAAAAACATTTCTATATTAGTAGAAAATCTAGAAACATCTGCTGAGAATAAATCTCCGTTTAGAATATCTACAGTCGCTTGACCCTTGTGTTTTTTAACATTTTCAATAAACTGTTGAACAGAATTTTCTGGTAAGGTACCTAGTTCTGCAGATCTAACAGGCTGAATATTTTGTTTCCAGTTATCAACAGCAATAGCATGGATGGGATTGTTTTTAATTGTAGCGCAGAATGTTGCGCCCATTGCTGCCCCTACTTCTAAGTAAGTATTGATTCCCTGAGCCAAAGAATTTAACAATGTCTCTACCCGAGGGCTGGTTAATCCAGGAACACCTAACCTAACTGTAGGTACACCCGAATCTGCAATTGCTTGAGCAGTATGTTTAACCAGCTCGGAGTAATGCATGTTTGATTTTTTGTTGTAGATTTTATCGCAGTATTGGCAATCCCAACATTCAAATTTGCAATTGCGAATTTTTTCACGCCATATATTAATAGGTTTTTCTACAAGATT